TCTTCCGTCCGCTTAGAGCGAATTGCGTACACGGCACCTTTACCGTCGTTGTAGTCTTCTGCACCTTTGACGATGGCACTATCACCGTCCAGCAAGGTACCGTCCGCCTTCATCTTGGCGATGGTATCGTACTGATTTTCTTTGTAGTGGAATTGGCCGGCCTGAATATTATCCAGCACTTGCTTGGCCATCGTTTCTAGTGACGAATAGCGAGCCATCAAGCCATTCTTAGGGTCATCAACCGCCGCTAAAGCGTCTAGCAACTTCTGCTTGTACTGATCCAACACTTGGTTGAACTGGTCGATGTCGTCATTTTGAACTTGGCGAATCTTTTCCCGAAAGTTCGTGATTGCTTGGTCTAACTCGCTAATGTAAACGTCGCAAGAGTGTCCCATCTGGGCCACGCCGCCGAGTACTCGAAACCAGACATCAACCCCACTGTAATGAGCATGACCACCATCATCAGAATCGTCCATCAAGCCAATAAATCCGTAAAAGATCCCCTCTTTTGGAAACATTTGCTCTGGAAAATGATAAGTGACTTGACCATTAGGCCCACAGTCACCAGGGTCTCCAGTGTAAGTGACATCTGCAGCATCAGCAGCCATTTGGATTTTGCCGTCATTGTCAAAAGAGTAACTGCCGACCTGGCCATGAATGTAAGGTTTCATGCCTATCGTATCTATCAACTGACCCATGTTAGACATGACCACTTGCAAACCAAACAGATTGTCGCCCACACGGCCCTTGAAATACGGGGTCAAGTCCCATACTTCAGAACCTTCTTTGGCAATATCCATCGCAATCCGATAGCTGTTGCCATTGTTGTTATGCGTAATTGTTGCCATTTTCTCCCTCCTTTACTGCAAGATATGCGGGTCACTATCACTGATATCGATGGTTCGCGGACCATTTGCAGTAGTAGCACCCGTGTCATTAATTAACTGCGTGTCAGTTTCTTGTTGTTTCTTTAAATCGTCATATTGTTTGACAATTTGATCCATCCTGGCATTTTGTTCTGTCATCGCTTGCTTAATGATCGTAAAGTTTTCGATCAAATCGTCGAAGAACTCACGGTTAAGCGTCAGCGGTAAATCAGTATGGATCTCATCAATGTTTGCCATCTAATCACCTCATTAGTCTGTTGTTGACCATTCCCACCGATACCAGGTATCACCCCTGCCGTTACGACAAAAACGCATTGGCTTTTCACTATCCACAATGTCGGCCGTTTGATGGGCCATGCCACCATAACTCATCGTGGTAACAAAAGCAGTCGTCCCTTGACGTCCTTCAGGTGCAAAATCAGCTGGAGTACGAACAATCCCTAGCGTCGATACATCTTTCACTTCATGAAAAATGCCCTCCGAGTAATCGGAAGGCTTTTTGCTTGTCGTTTGTGAAGATGAATCAATATTAGGTTTAGCGTCATTAGCCAACGTGATAGCCTGCTCAGCTTTCGATTGAGCAGTTTCTGCAGTTGATTGTGCTTCCTGGGCGGCAGATTGCTGGGCCTTGACCTCCGTCTGGAGATCAGTGATCTGAGTGGAGTTGGTTGCGATCTTCCCGTTAAGCGTGTTGATATCATACTGGTTAGCCACTTGGACCCAGGCCGTCCACGTTTTATTTGAATTGTTGTATAGCCGAGTAAAAGTCATACCATCATTGTCACTAACATATTTCTGATCAAGTCGACCATTACCATCGGTTACTTGACCGCTGACTTCCAGCGTACCCCAGTTACTGATCGGATAGTTTTTACCTTTGATCGGGTCGGTGATGGTATAGAAGCCAGTTTGCGTGAGTGAATTAAAATCAGGCGAGTCAACAGTCCCGCGATTCTGCATTGCACTGCTGTTTAAGGTGGCAATGGCAGTCGTGTTCTTCTGGATAGCTGTGGTCGTGTCTTCGGGCGCTGGGGTCCAATCAGTAGCGACGTTACCTTTTTCAATTTTGATGTCTTTAATCTTTAGCAAAGTTGAGTTATCAGCATAGATAACCCAGGCACCACTAGCCGTATTAACGTGGAAAGTGTTTGAGATTCTTTGCCAGTCGTTAGTTAAATCAACTTGGCCTAAGCTACCAGCGTCGCCACCTTCGTAATGGAAATAAGATCCTATAATATGGCCATTTCCGCATACATCAGCTGACAGCGTATATACTTGTCCTACTTTGAGTGTCGGCTGCTCCCAATAGGGGCCTATGCTATCAATTGGTGTATTAGAAGTATATTGAATGTAGTTCGTTTCATCATCATACTTCTGTATAGTTTGTGTTCCCTCGTTGTTAACGAATGGGAATTCAAACGTCGCCGTGCCCCTAAGCAGGTTTCGCCCACCGATCTGAACTTTGCCGATCGAGCTGTTGATTGCACTGTCAGTTTCAGGCTTTGTGTAGTAGTTGGCCAAGTCCGTCTTGGTCGCCAAATTCGACACGTCAGGAGTTTGGCCATCCTTGCCGGGACTGCCTTGTTGACCTTGCGGGCCACGAGCAGATACGCCAGTGTCAGTCGTGCCAACGAACCAGTGGCCCGTTGTGCTATCGATATGAGGACTAACCCCGTCACTACCGTTGCTACCCGGCTTACCATCACTACCGTTTTGACCAGCAGGGCCTTGAGCCTTTACACCGGTGTTGGTAGTCCCAATAAACCAATTGCCAGTAGTGGCATCTATATGCGGTGTGACACCAGGACTGCCCGGCTGTCCGTCTTTACCTGGTTGACCGTCAGCCCCTTTGCCAGCTAGTAGCTGCCAGCTATCACTAGGAGGTGTGGAAGAAGTATCAGCCAAGCAGACGTAGCTTGACCCTTGATAGGTTACAGCGTCCAATCGGGTATAAGTTTTCGTACTGTCATACTCACCTTTGAAGGTCAGCATGACTTTACCTACTTGAATTTCTGTCATTCTACTCACCTCCCACTTCTGCTACAAGTTCACCATCAGTTGTCATCTTCCAACTCATGCTGGAAACCACCTTAGCGGCCACCGCGTCAGCAATCGAACCATTACTAATCTCGTCTGTTGAGATCGTCAGTTGACCATTATTCGTATCGACAAGCGCATGGATATGTTGTTTGATTAAGTCTGTAATGGCTTCAATTGATAGGCTGGCATCTCCACCGCTGGTAGTAGCCCCGTCCTTGCCATGCAGGGACTGGAGCCACTCTGCTTCTGATCCCACGAAGCCATGATCCACTGCGATCTGATAAGCTGATTTGCCATCACTACCAGGACTACCATCTTTACCGGGCGGCCCCGGCGGACCAGGTGTCAGCTCAATCTTCTGCAGCTCATCTTTAGTCACTAGTTCTGGCTTCATGGAATCACAAATCATAGTAAAGTCATGATTATTAAAGAGGAAGTTACCTTTGGGGTCTAGCTTAGGGATCTTGTTGATGCCGTCTGGTGACGCAACCAACATCTTTCCACCACCAATTGAAGTTGTCGAATAGTCGAATCCGACAAAAGCTCCAGGCTTAAGATCATAATCTGCATTAGGATCTGTAATGTGGCTTGGATTATTTGTTTGCTTAATAAGTAGGCCTGTTAGATCAACGTCCTTATCCAGCTTGTCTTGATACTGGCCTAACCCGGTCGAGCAGTTAAACTGCCAAATATCTGCGGCAGGTGCTTGATCAACGTCCCAATCAGCAATCCATCTGTACACATGATTACTAGTCAGTTCCTTGTCACTAAAAAGACTGTACTTGCTCAATGAGCAGTACAGTCCTGTTTTGAATCCTACTTGTAGCCAGTTGCGATAGAAGCTACGAAAAATATCCGGCCAACCACCAGTGATGCTGCCCTCCATATCAAGGAAATAGTAAGCACCAGATGATAGTCCCAATTCCTGAGCATTTTTGATTGACCAGGCAACTTCGCCATCTACACCTTCATAGTAATGATATCCATGAACATAGAGACCAACTTGTTTAGCATTAGCAAGATGACTAGCAGCATTCTTATCCTGTGTGGTCCCATGACCTAGCCGGACAATGACCGCTTTCACACCATTAGCTTTCAAATCCTTAAAATCAATAGTTGTTGGTTGATATTCAGAAACATCAACCACGTTGGCTTGTGTCATACTGCTGCACCTCACTTTCAGTCCATGTTTCCCGGCCAGAATTACCGGTTTCGTTTACAACAACCTGTTCACGTTGGCGAGATGTCCCTGCATTAGACGTTGTTGAATTATCGAAGTCCAAAATGTTCTTAGCATTTGAGTTATAAGTGATCGTTGTCTGTGTGCTGTTAGATCTTGGATACCAGGTAAAACCAACCAGATTGACTGTGGTTATCCAATTCTTGGGTAACACGGCGACACGGACAACATCCCCGGCAATTGGTTGTGCAATAGGTTGAGGCGTTGGCTGATCTTGTGGATCTAACGTAGCCTCAATCGATAAATCAGGGTTAAGTTTGAACTGCGTCTCCGCATAAGCCTTCATTGACTCTTTATCCTGGATGGTGTCGGAAGTGATGTCATCTCCGTCGAAGGGACCCCAACGCTTTACGCTGTCATCATCTTGATACCAAAATGGCGCAAAGTAGTACATCTCCTTGCTGTCAGTGGTTGTGGCATCAGTACCATCATCCCCGCCAGCACTAACAATTTGAGCCATCTGATCATTACGTGCAAACCAAGAAGGCGGATAATAAGACAAAGGTTCTTCCTTACATACCTCGCCCGGTTGTGGCTCATAGATCATCGTGTTGGAGTCCAAGAATAAACAAATGTGTGTGGAGCCTCCATGTGGACCATAGAAGCCAACATCACCCGCTTGTGGGGAACTAACTTGGTGGAAGCACGGCTCCATTGCGACGGTGTATGCTGGAATATTAATTCCGAAATCCTTGTAGACTTGACTAACGAATGATGAGCAGTCCATTCCGGAGTATGGATTGCCACCACGTGCGCCACCAGCACCGTTCCAAACATAAGGAACACCTAGATATTTACGAGCATCTGCCCGGACTGCCGCAGCGCCTTTTCCAGCTGACCCGTTAGGCAAACCAGTATCAACAGAAGTGTCCTGCGTATACGTTGCACCAACCAAACGTGCACCATTAATCATGTTCGTGCTGTCGTAGGTTAACGAGATTTCCGAAGTGTCATGCAAGTAATCAATACGATGTCCATGATTCTGATAGAAAGCATCACTGGTGTAAATCCGCAGATTTAAATTATCTGGAAAGAACACTGCCCCCGGCCAATATTCCAGAATATGGTCGATCATATCCTTGTATGACATTGAGGTATATGGATTAGTGACGTTGACTGCTTGGAAGTTACCGATGATCTGATAAGTGACCCCATAAGAGTTGTTTGTTGAAATCCACTTCAACATTGCATCAGGTGTGACAGATATTTGCTGATCACTATTATCATCGTTTGGAACGGTTGTTGATGGATTATCACTCCCGCCGCTATGCTCTGTATCTCCCCAGTCAATATCGTCGCTATATACTCTAAATCGAGATAGCTCATTAGAAATATGCGTCAGACTAACCTGCACAGTCGTAATGCCCGCTGAATAGTCCGGCTCCAATTGCTTGATCACAAACCATTGGCTCTCAATCTGGACAAGATTTTGTACCTGCAGCAAATTAAAAGCTTCACTGCCGTCATCAAAGGCAGTAAAGCTGGCTTGGTAGTTTGAGTTAACTTCCCACTCAATGGACATAGAGTCGCTTAAAACAGACTGGAGCACTGCCAGCGTATCCTGTGACGAAGCCTTTAGCGGATTAAAAGCACCACTCTTTGGTTTCAACACCTTAAGTGGGGTCGTAAGTGTCTTACTCATGACAGATAAATGAACGGAAAACTAAAAGTGATATCGAGATTATCAGCTCCAGTACACTCGATATCATTCCAGCCAGTGGCTAACTTGATATAGCCAAAGTCTGTCTTCCCATTGACTTGTTGATTATCCAGATAAGTCGTTAGTAATCGACCATCCCAAACTATCTTATGACTATTGTCAGAACGATCATTATAGGTCCACATCGTGTTTGTAGTCTTGTTGTGGACTTTTAAAGAACTTCCCGTAAACCGAATGATCATCTGCAAATCATGGTTCTGATAATAAGGATCCACATCAATGTCAGAGGCGTTGTAGACCTTGAATTGATTAGTCGTGAAGTGATACCCAACATCATTAATGTTATCCGGCAAGTTCATGCCGAATTGCCAACCATCCTGTTCGAATGTATAGGGACTATCACTGCGATATAAACTATAGCGATAGCCCGAAGGTACATCAAAAGGAATTGTGAAGTTAGCAAAAGATGAACCAGCCTCTGTCGGTGCAATATCAAACGGTGTGACATACCCGAAGTATACCTTTGCCGGATTAGTATCAGTCCGGACTCTGGTTAGTTGACGTGATCCAAACATCTTATAGATAGCGTGCTTGGCCAGCTGATAGTCAGCCCAATTTCTAAACGAAAGCAAAAAACGTTCATTAAACGTCCGTTTGGCAACAGTTTGACCCATAAAAATAGACCCGTCTCGGCCAGACGCGTCTTGATAAGCATTGGTAAATTGTGGAGATGACGATCCATCATCTAGTCCCAAATAAGACAAACCAGGAACCTTATCAGTGATGTCGAACTCATCTCCATTACCGATTTTCATTTTGAAAAATGGTTTCATCTGTTCATCTCCTAGCTAAAAGCACGCATCGAGGCATCTAATGCTTGGCGCTTGTAAAGACGCTTTACATCTAAACTGCCTTGATTCTTAATTGCTTGGACAGTCGCGTTGCCACTACCTAACAATTCAGACAGCAGGCCAATCATGGTATCCATCTTCTTTTCAACGTTCTTTAGGTTGCCAGTATCTGATCCTAAAGTGCTGATTCGCGGATCGTCAGCCCTAAAGCGAGTCATCAGCTGTCCCAGCAATTGGTAGGCACGATCACGTCGCGTAATATCAGTCGGAATAATAAACTCTGGCTTGTTGCGTTCAGCTACTTCATACAGGCCGTGAGTTGTGACTAACCCACCGTTGGCCCAACCGTGACCATTACCAACGTTACCCCAACCGCCTTCGCCACCTCGTTCAAGGACAGCAATGGCCGCCAGAATTTCGTTGTAACCATTCCGCCAATCAGTGTGACCAGGAAGTGCATCGGCGGCCCAGGTAGACTTAGCAAATTGCAGCAATCCACGAGCTTCATTACCGCCTGAGTTGGCATCAGTATATCCGTGCTGGAATGCTAGTGGATTACCTTTAGATTCGGTCCAGATTTGACGAAGCAGTTTCTCAACCTTCCAAGCAACTGGTTTCAAACCTAACTGGTTAAAGGCTCGGATGATATACGACCGCCAACGTTCAACGCCTGCTCCGCCTGGATTAGAGAATACCTCTAGTTGTTTCTTGACCCAGTTCACCATGTTCTTCGCAATAAATACTGGAACGTGTTGTACCAAATTTGTAGCAAACTGGACGGGCGTGGAGACCTTAACGAATTTCTTGAAGACTGACTCCATAAATTCAATGGGATGTTTTAAGAATTTCTCTGTGTTATCCATGAAGTCCTCAGCACTGTCTTTCAAATTACTGAAGAAATTACCAACTGCATCCAGCGTTCCATCAGCATAGTGAGGGATAATCCCCATCATTCGTGATAATTGGTAACTCCGTTCACCATCGAGTACCGAAGTACCAGCTGGCAACGGCAAAATCATGTTACGGACAGCCGGGAACATCCCCATCTTGCCATTTGGCAAACGGTAAAGCTCTCGATAGTGACTGGTAGGAGCATCGTTGACCTTTGCTAAGCCGCCCGGATGAGTACCAGGAGTACCCACAGCATAGCTAGGCATTGGAACCGACCAGGTACCACCAATCGTGGATGCACCGACCTTTTCCAAGACCCAGTTGATACCTTTATGTAAGTCCTCTAGCATATCGTTAAACGGCTGAATGATTCCACGAACTAAGTCAACAAAGTGATCATGAATAGCCTTTTTGGCATTGGCGACTGTATCACCAATGCTGCCCATCTTAGACTGCCAGGACTTAACCATGTCGCCAAGACGGCCATCAGTTAAGTTATTCAATCGGTTGTACATGTCTCGGAAGATCGCATGGTGATACCGGCTCATATCACGGGACGTACGTTGCGTATCGCTCGACAGACGGTCCCAATGACCAGTCATGACATCATGCCACGTTCTAGTTCGATCTTGGAGAACTTTATAACCAAGTACAAAAGTCTGCCTATGATTGCGAAACATTTGTTGTGCAATTTTAGCAGTCGACCGACTCATTTGGTCCCAACCACGAACAATATTCTTG